GTGGCAGAATACCACCCTATATTATAATCACTTGTTATTTAAACTTTTTCTCTATAGATCTATAAACTTCAAGCCCTTCATCTGTTTTAAACCAAGCAGCCATAGCTGAATAAGCGTTTTCATCAAAAGGTATATTCATTAATTTTCTACCATTACTTTTCCAAGTAAAAGATCTTTGATCTTGACTAAGTTCAATTATATTTTCTTCACATGCTCTAATAGCAAAGTTTCTTAAAATAACATTTTCATCATTAGCTAAGTCTATTAATAGTTTAGGGTTTTTCTTAGCAAATAACAATAAATCTCTTTTAAGCTCCTTAGAACTCATGCTAGATACGCTAGATCCTACCTCAACTCTCATTATGGCTTCAGCATGATCTATATCCATTTCGTATGCTATATTCATTGCGTCAATTTCTAGTTCTAAATAATCGTATTGATCTTCTGCTTCAACAATAGGATCAAACTCATTAAATATAACTCCATTATGAGGGTGTTTTTCTAGGAACTCTTGTAAGTTTCTTTTTTCAGAAGGTACAACTAAAATACCATCTTCAAATACAATATGCTTTAATGTTACAGAACCTTTCTGCTCATCTACAAATATGCTTTTTTGATTAGTTGCATATCTTAACTCTCTTTCATAACCCAAGTCTTTATCAAAATAAACTAATGGGTATCGTTGACTATGTTTACTAGGTATAGTATGAGTTAATGGTTTTTGCATACCTATCAAGAAATATCTTCTTGTTTTGTATTCCCAGTTGTCTACTGGCTTTTTTTCTACAGGCGCAGCTTTTTTAACTGGTGCCTTTTTTGTTTTTGTTTCTTCCATAATATGATATAATATAATAATTAAAAAAGACCCCGCCTAAGCGGGATCTTGTTACTGTGTTTTATGATACAGCTTCAAACGAAGATGTAGCAGAAGTAATTATTTGATTAACTCCAAACTCACCGTTAGGTTGAGCAGGGAATAAATCAGGTATACTTCCCGGTGCTTGAACAGCAGCCTTCATAGCGTCTGCAAAAGCATTTCTTATAACTGTAGTTGATGACGTATTAGTGTCAGGCAAAGCAATGTTTAAGCTTGGTGCAACATAGCCAGTTCCAGCAGTATCAACTACTAAACCGTCGTAGTGTAATACTAACACGTGGCTAGATCCAGCAGATCCTGAAAAACTTACTTTGTTGACTCCGTCAACGTTGATTAAGTCAAAAGTTGGAGCTGCAGTTGCAGTTCCAGCTGATTTTAATCCTTTGATATATGCGCTCATAATTTTATCTTTTAAAATGTTAATAATTAATTAAGCTCCTTTAAATAACACGAAGTTATTAGCAGCTTGAGTTACTAAACATCTTTCAGATAAAAAGTTTACTCTCATTGTATCTAAGTCAGTAGTGTAAGCACCACCAACAGATCCAGTGATCCATGCTTTAAATCGTCTATCTTCAGTTTCAGAAGCTCTATATCTTACGTGTAAGAAAGGACGTCTGATGTTTGATCCTAGCATTTGATCATACACAGTAGATGTACCAGCTGGTATCATCACACCATCAATTTGCTTAGACAATCCTCTAGTAGTAGCATCGTTTAAGTATTTCCAATCAGTCTTGTAGAAGTCATAAGAACCTCTTCTAAAACCTGAAAATCCAAAGTTTAACGCCATTTCTGATTCATTGTCAAATAAACCGTAAGAAGCAGATTGAGTAGAATTGTATCCACCGTTTGTTGCAGCTAACATATCATCAAAATCAAGAGCAGTTTCTCTTGACAAGAATAACATGTTTTCTTCAATAGCACCTTGCTTGTCTAAGTTTTTTAGGATCGCATCAAAATCACCTAAAGCACCTGAACCAGGAGCAGTAGCTCCGGCAAAGCCTTGGAATACATTACCTCTAGCTTCAATAGCAGCAAACAAACCTTCAGTACCTTTAATTTGCTGTGCAGAGCCTGGGCCAAAAGCAGCAGTAGGGAATTGAGTGTTACCGTTTACGTTAGCTTGAAGTACACCTTCAACCATTGACATCTCCATATAATCTTCAAATCTTAGTCTAGTTTCAGACTCAGCTTTTAGATACCATAAGTATCCAGAAGTACCGTCTTCAGTAGCAACTTCGATCCATCCAATTTGTGCAGCATCAGAACCACTTATTTCGTAGTTATCTTTTAAGATAATTGGTGAGTTAACAAAAGTAGTAACACCTGGCTCGATAGCTCCAGCCATTCCGTTACTTCCTTTTGGAAATTCAGAACCATATACGAATAAACTACAAGTTCCACCTGTAATAGCAGCTGGAATAGCAGCAGCAGTAGTTTCATATAATATACAATCAATAGTATAACCGTTAGTAGTAGCACCAGAAGTTCTATCTGTAACTAAAGCTTTAGCAGATACAAGACCTGTAGCATTATCAGTTAGAATAATCGTGTTACCTTCTCTAATAGCTGAAGTTGCTGGGTTACCAGCACCTGGAGTTATTGTTACGGTTATTGTTGAATTAGCTCCAGCAGCAACAGCAGCATTGTTATATGCAACGTGTAATCTGTTTTGCTCAGTCCAAACAACTTGATCAGATGTCATAGGCATTTCAGCGCCTACCATTCTCAAGAAACCAGCTAATGTTCGGTTTCCGTATCTTTCTACCTCTTGCTCATAAAGCTCAGGTAGATATTGTTGTGCCCATTGGTTAAAACCACCTGCTATGTCCTGGAAATTAATATAATTATCCTGAACAAGAACTTGGTTTGGCATAGGCGTTATTGACGCGGGAAAACTCCCGCCTGGGATTAGTGCCATTTTGTTTTTTTATTTATTTATGTTCTTTTTTTAATTCTCAATTTAGTACTATCAACCCCGCTTATAGCTCTAACTTTCCAACCATTGGGCAGTGTTTCACCAGTGTCCATTGATCTTGGTTCAGAGTTTATGTTTTTAGATTTTGCAATTATATCTTTAGTAGCATCGGCTTTACCTTGCTCATAAAAATGCTCTGCTAATCTATCTGCATTACGAGCAGCATACATAGCTTTATGATAACCATCTATGTCTTTAATAGATCCGTCTTCTGAAGTAAACTTATTAATAAATTTACCAACATCAACTTGACTATCGCCAACATCAGAAGGATTTGATAGTTTATACTTAAACTTTTTTTCACCAACTTTAAAATTGAAACCTTCAAATTCGTTGTTAAAATAGTTTTTAGTGTTATCTACAAACTCATCTCGCTTAGCTGCAATGGTTGATTGTTCTTTATTGTATCGTTGGAAAAAGTCCATAGCTTTTTTCTGCTCATTAGTAACAGATGGCCTCAACTTGATTTCATCATAGTATTTACTTTTTATTTGCTCTAAAAAGTTCTTGGCTTTTGCAACTTCTTCTTTATATGCAAGCTTTTGCTTACGTACAAATCTTTCTTCGTCCGCTTCTTCATCATATGTAAAATTATCTTCCATTACAAATCTAATTTCATCATCATTTAGATGCGGTCTAGTTTTTTTATAATATTCTTTTATAAGTAGTTTATCGTCGTATTTACTGTAATCTTTATTTAAAGTAACATAATCTTCTACGTTACCACCTGTTTCATTCATAAATGAAACTAGTTTTTCTACGTTTTCTGGAAGTTGTATACCTAAAGTTTTTTCATCTCTTATAGCTTCTTTTGCTTCTACTTCAAGATCTTTAGCTTCTTCTTTTATTATTTCTTTTATTACTTCTACTTTTTCTTCTACTTTTTCTTCTACAGGTTTGTCTATTACCTCTTCTAAAACATTTTTATTTTCTTCAGCTTTTACTGTTTCTTCTTTTGTTTCAGAAGGTATTACAACTTTAGTAGGTTGTTTGTCGGCTTCAACTTGTCTTTTCTCAGCATTTAAATCTACCTTAGTAATTGTGTTACTTGATTTGCTTAAGTTTTTAGCTCTTTTTTTTACTTTTAAAGGTTCTTTAGTGTCCTTTTCTGATTTTGCCATAATATAATATAATATAATAATTAATAATTAAGACTGCGACAGTATACTACTCATAGGATTTTCTAGATCTTGCACAATTGCAGGATTTTCAAAATCAATCGCGTCTAATTCTTTTTGTTTTTGATTTGCTATAGCACTCTGTTGTGTGCCAACAATTCTAGCTCTTTTGTCTTTACGTTCTTCAATATCTTTTTCTCTTTCTGATTCTCTAATTACCTTTTGCTCTCCTAGCTGCATGTTGTAGTTAAACTCTAACTCCATTAATTCTCTTTTTATTTGAGACTCAACCCGCATTCTTTCTATTTCAAAAGTTGATTTACCTTGCTCTACTTTTAACTGGACATCCGCTATAGCTTGTTTCTTTTGAACCTCAGCCATAGCCGCCGCTTCACTAGCCTTAGCATTAGCTTGTGCTTGTGCTTCTATATTAGCTAAATTTGCTGCTTGGGCAGCTTCTGCAGCTTTCTTACGTTTTAGCTTAATCATTTGATTAGCTAACTTAAGATTATTTATTTGTCTAATATCTATAGCATCTTCAAGGTTTATGCTACCACTTTGTAAAGCTGCTTGTATATTAGATTCAAGTTGTTCTTTTTCTAATTCGTCTGGAACTAAGCTAAAGTATAATCCAAAATCAGCTAAATGAATTTTGTTTATATCTTTCATTTGACCAACATTCCAAGTAGATATACTATTTTTTAAAGCTTCATTAGTTAAAGCAAACTCTATAGAGTCAGCAGTTCTTAATACAATATTTTCACAAGCTCTTAATGTTAAGTACAAAGAAGCATTTAGAATATGCTTAGTTGCTGTATTAGAATTAGCAGCAGCTAGTTTTTGTAAACCTACTAAAGAGTCAGAGTTAGGCATACTACCATCTCTAGCTTCATTAAGACCTTTTACATCTCTTATCATTTGTAAATAATATTGATAAGTAGATATTAAAGAATTAACTTTATTACCGACATCAATTTTAACAAGTTCTTGTATTGGTATTCTACCTGGATTCATGTCTCCTTCTGTAGTCATAGATCTACCTAGCAAGGACGCATACCTAAACGGTAAGATAATTCCCACTCACGACCCATGTAAGAAGCTACACCTAATAAGAAGTGCATAACTACTAATTGGTAAGGACCACCATTGTATAACCACTCATCGATAGAAGCTGCTTCCCAAATTGGTAGAAGTGCATACCGATTGCGTTAGAACTAGGGATAACTGCACCAGTGATGATGTTGTTACCGTATAATAAAGATGGGCAATTCGCCTCCCAGCGTCGAAAAGATGCCGAAGCGGCAACGAAGAAAAAAGGAACCGGACACTCAATAAACGACCAAAAGAGGGGCACGTCACACAGAGGGATGCAATCTGGAAACCCGAAAAACGCCGAAAACTTGCAAAATTTCACGTCGGCCTTATTCACCAGCTGCGAAACGCTTCTTCTAGAATGAGATCATGAACCTCGCGCAGCTCGACCTGTCCGGCTCGACGGTCCGTCCGCGTGCGCCTCAAAACGTTTAGTGTTGAATAGCTTTGATGATGAAGAAGCTTGCCAAAAAGCAACTTGCTATCCTGGAAATTAAAGAAAAACAACGCCGTCTCGAGCTCACCTGCTGATCTCGAGATGTCGAAGATAGCGTGCGGTCGGCCGTGTCGACTCTGAATCCATCAAGCTATATGAATGTACAAAAAACCGCTAAACTGCAGGCACATGCAGGTATGTAAATTGACGTAGTTTGAGTTCCTGTGTGCTAATAGGTCCTTTGATTATCCGGAAAAACGATCATAGGTGTGACCAAGAACATCGAAAAAAGTTTCTCGGAAAATCGCCACCAGCCCTCGTGATCTCGTGCTGTCGTTGTTTTTTGTATCGAGAATCTGTAGATGGAACAAAGAACTTACCAAAAGCGCGAACCAAATGTGGGCTGCGTTTAGCCAGTATTATTCCGGAGCGGATGACTTAGATGCAGCTACATAGGTAAGTATCTCCCCATGGACGGCACTAGAATAGGGGTGTTACATTCGCATGACTTCAAATGCCTTGCGCCATGATCCCCTGCGCTAGATCGGAGAAAAAAGCGTGCTTCCGGAACCGCTGTTTCCGACTGCACGCGAAAAGGCAAGGTTGCCAGGGAGGCTCCGACAGCCCCAATGCGCCGAGGGCTCACCAAGAGGAACCGAAAAGAAAAAGCACGAACAAGGCCAGGACGTCCTGCTGTGGATCTCATTCTTACAGCGCACACACTTGGACGAAGGCGACCCCAAGCCGATGGTATGAAACTCGAAAGCGCAGCAGCCAACCACATTAGCCCATGAACTGCTGCATCAATCGGAAAAGTGAAGAGAAGTCGTGCCAGGATCTACGAATAATAATAAAAAACGCCAGCTTCCCAAGCCGACCCAGGCATGTGAACAAGAGACGGCCTGGCAAAATAATCTGCGACTAAATAGCCTAACGTCGTCTTCATCCGAAGAAGCGCGCTTTCCTTCCTTTCAAGGTCGTCGTGTTAGCTCACGAGTGAGGAAAATTCCGAGGCCGAGCACGGCGATCTCTCTACCACAAAAAGCATTCGGCATACAGTGGCGTTGGGCTGATGCTGTCGAGAGAATGGGGAAAACGTCTACCAACTCCGCGGTGCGCAGATTGGGGGGGCGGGGATTCCTTTACTCCAACTTCTTCACCTCCTTGCAAAGCTGTTGCAGTCGGTCTTGCAAGTACTTCTCCGGAGCGTGATCCTGTAACCACTTCAGAAGGTCCCCGGCGGGCAGACTTTCGAAGTGTCCGTTCGTGGCGACTCCGTTTGTAGCGACTCCGTTCGTGGCGACGCCGTTCGTGGCGACGCCGTTCGTGGCGACTCCATTGTGAGCAGCTCCATTCTGGGAAGCTCCATTTTGGGCAGCACCCGTCGCTTCAACAGCATTGGGAGTGGCGTTATCTCGCCGCGGCGCCGCTTTGCCCTTGCGCGATGAGACTTGCCACTCCGGCTCTACCGGCAACGGCGACTCGCGCTCGCGGGATGTGAGCGCGGCGCCGGGCTGCACCACAGTCGGTGCGGCTTCGTCCTCCGACCGCGCGTCCCACGAGCCCCACCCGGAGTTCGTATCAGACTCGGCAGCGTCCGCCTCGGGCGGCTCGAGCAGCTGATTCGGCTCCTCCGGCGCCCCCCGCGCCACCCCCCCCACCCCCCCCCCAGGTGCCACCCGCACCCC